AGGTGGGGGATGCTTTTCTCCATGACTTGTAGATATCCTCTACTGTACCCAGAGCCGTAATATTTGAAAGACGCCAATATAACACCGCTTTGTATACACTTATACGCCATCTATTGCCTTGCGCCCTATCTTGGTGCATGGTTGGGTGGTAGTACTCAAGCCATGAAACACCCCCTCTTTCGTCCGCTAATCGTCCGCTACGGCCGTTGTCAGCGGACGATTGAACTTTGCCATCTCCTGAGCCTTGAGCTTGTCTACAATGGCTAGGTAGGGGCGCATGGTCTTCTCCGTCTTGTGCCCCGTGAACTTTCGTATAACCTCAGAGGGGATGCCCAGTGTTAGAGCGGTGACGACGAACGTGTGTCTGCCAATATGCGATGTGACAAACTCGTACTTTGGGCGTGTATCCTCCGTGCGACTACTCCCAGAGTATCGCAGACGTGTTATTGGTGCGTCAATGCCTGCCTGCTTGCATACCTCCTTAATTGTCCTGTTTAGGCGTTGCTCTGCCATAGTTGGGAGAGGACGGTCGCTGCCTTTGTATCTGTTGAGGATGGCACGTGAGTAGTCGTTTAGGTCTACCTCTGTATAGGTGTCTGTCTTCTGAGAGTGGAAGCGTATGCTTTTCTCTGTTATATTATCGTGTGTTAGCCGTTTTAGGTCTGAGTATCGTAGACCAGTGAAGCAAAGGAAGCAAAACAGATCACGTGCGACACGCTCTGAGTGTAGGCGAAGGTCTACTGTGTATAGTCTGCTTAGCTCCTCCCATGTAAGATAGACCTCTGAGCGATTGGCGTCTGCCCCCTTTAACCTAACGTTGAAATAAGGGCGGTAGTCCTTGTCGTATAACTCCAGCTGCCTAGCCCAAGAAAGAAAGTGCTTTATCATGCGTAGCGTCTTGTCGACCGACGCATTCTGCAGGCCTCTCTTGTTGGTTAGGTAGCGCACGAGACCACCTACCCACTCGCTACTTAAGCTGTTGAAGGTGGCTTTGTTGTCGTACCTCTCTATGTGCATGCGAGTAGTTCGTAGGTTGGCAAGTTGCCTTTCGCCCCAGCTCCTACGAACGCTCTCCACCTCTACAAATCTATCCCATTGGTCTAGTAGTCTATCTGACTTAGCTATGTCGGTTGTTGGCTTCTGTATCTTCAGTCCAAGAGAAGAGCCTATAATCTCTGTGTACTTCGCTTTCAGCTCCTCTGGGGTGGGTAGGTACTCTTGCTCTTCGAAATACGAGAATGCGCTCTCTATGGCCTCCTCAGCGGCCTGTAAATCTCTATTGATGACAGATGCTGGAACTCGGTCGTCTCCGTGTGTTGTGTTTTTAAGGCAACGCTCTGTATCTCTGCTCCACTTGTCTGGCTCGGCACGATGCCCGATGAAGACACTAGTAACATAACCGCCCCCGTATCGGATGCGGTAGCGTATCTTCAAGGCCTTCCAGCCCTTCTGTGTGTCGAGGAGGAAGTGGCAACGGCGACGGATGGGGAGCATTAGATATCCTGCAATTCTAATTCAGATGCGATGTGATATAGCTCTTTATCCATGTAAAGGGTGATAGCGTAAGAAAATTCCTTGAATTTATCATAGAAAAAAGAAATCCCCATGGTTGTTTTCTCGTCGCCTGCAGCGATCCCAGAATCAATAGAAAAGAAATTTGGGTATTTCCTTTCAAGTAGGTTCTTGACATGTTCTGCACCTGACAGATTTAGCATGAATATAGAAATACTATATAGCCTGTCGTCAAGAAACTCGAGCCGGACTAGATCTGCAGTTACGCCACCATACGATAGACCTTGGGCGGTAATCTGTTTAAACCTCGGTTGTTCGAGCTTAACGTCTTTTATGTCTTTCGCTGTACGAGATAGTATTTCCTTTGCTTGCGATTGGGAAGTGACACCAAGTGTGACACCCAATACGGTTCTTGTTATTGGCGTTGCTTGTTGCGCTATGGCGGCAGATACTACAAAAGCTAATGCTGCCAATACGAGTATAAATCTCTTCATATTGATGTGATATTTCTATTGTTAGCTTAGAAGCCAAACTATTAGTGCAATAATGGCAATAATGACCAAACAGCCATGCAGAGCGTCTTTATCATTTGGGGGCACAGTTATAGTGTTAAAATGAACACTTAAATCTCCACGCCCTAGGTCTTTTGTGATCATATTCAAGTCTGATGCACAAACAGAAATTGATTCTCCTGTGAGTTGCATGTAGGTGTGCAACAGCACTAGTATGTCACCTCGCTTATTCTTCTTGTTTTTGCGAATAGAGCGTATAGCCTTGTTGAGTCTATCCCTCTCTTCTTCGCTGAGAGATTGGTATCTTTCAGCCCACCCCTCTTTTGATAAATCTTGTTCCATATTCTAGATTTCTTCTGGATAAACATCTAACGCCTTAGATAACAGCTCATCGGTTGTTGGCTGGCCAATCTGAGAGTCATCTTTTCTGATACGCTCAGACTCTCTATATTCTCTTGCCTCGGCAAGCATTGTAAACTCTACTCTTGCTCCAAGCCTTTCTGCTTCTTCCTTTATTTTCGGTAGTGGAACCTTGAAGAACTCACGCCTATAATTGATCATGTTCAAACGCTCGCTGTCAAACGCTTGATGTAGCTGATGTTCCATGTTCGGGGCATCCTCGCTAAATATGATGGCGTGTACATCAAATGGGAAAGGTACGCTCGCGTCTCCAAGCTCGCGAACTCGATCCATTGGCTCTAGTCGCCTTGTCATGCCAATCTTATATACATTTTCTCCAAATGCTCCTATGTTGGATATCACATATACATATCCCATTTTCGTTTGCTGAGCCATAGACATAGCTTTAACCTTTAGTGTCTCTGCGTTTGCCAGGCCAGCCTCCAACTCGGCTATGCGGTCTAGTAGTTTCTGTTGCTTAGCACCCTGCGCTGTTGCTATATCAGCCCTTGCCTTTTCTAGGGCTTTTAAATACATATCCTCTTCTTTCTGTGCCTTTATCTTGGCTGCTTCTATTTCTCGCTCTGCCTTTTCTTGCTCCCTCATTTCCTCTCTAATGCGCCGCTGCTCTTCTTTCTCCTCGTGCTTTTTGAGCTTATACTCGTAGGCAAGATGCAGTTCTTTAACTTTTAAGTTCAGATATGCAATGGATATATTGAGGCCTTGATAGTCCGAAAATAGCGCACCAATGGAGTCTCGTGATGACACCATTCGTTTCTCGTATCTATCAACATTATTCCAATCTACAGATGAGATCATGCTGTCGCACTCTCCATTGAATGCTCTTAGCATAAGCTTTTTGAACCTGTCAACCATGGCCTTCCCTTTCTCCGCTGATCCATTCCAAGTTATACCGTTTCCCCCAACGGCTGCAGTCCCTGCCTTTATTTGCTCTTTTTGCTCTTGGCGTATGCTTGAGATCTTTATCTTGTAGTCCTCGGAAGTGTCAAAGTCGAAGTGAGGTGCATACACACCATACTCTATCGCAAATGACTGTTCTTCGCTCAGAGTGGAGAGTTCACTCTTTACCCGCAATGTGTCCTCTAGTAGCTTGGAGTAGGTTTCTCTGGCCTTTGTGTACGTATCTTTTAGTTCTTCATATTCTACCTTGAGTCTATCTATCTCTTGGGCTAGATCATTAACATTCTTGAACCGAGAAAGTGACTCTATTGTACCTGAAAGCTCTATTACCTTAGCTTGGAGTTGTTCTCGTTCTTTGGCTAACGATGAATTCTCATCACATAGTTCTGAGTTTTCATCTTCAAGCTCTGCTATACGACGGAGTTCTTTTTTGTTGAATAGTCCCATTCTATCAATGTTATACCATTGTGTGTTTCATGGCTTTTGAAGCCTCCCTTTTATTACAGGTTTCTCTGTGCGAGTCTCTCCACGTAGAAGATAGCCTGAACGTCTGATAGGTTTACATTGTAGTCGTCGTAAGCTGGGTTTAGTGAGTGGCATGTGATTATGCCATCGGCCTTGTCGTGTCGTGTAATTTGCTTCAGTACGACGCCCTCTGTGTCTGTGGCTATGACGCAGAAGGTCGCAGTGCGCTTCTTTATGCCATACTGCCAATCGCTTTTTGGTAGCACTCGACACAACAAGAAGTCACCCTCGAGGAATGCATTTATTGTGCCATCATCCATGCTGTCACCCTCTACTTCATATATAAGGTAGTCTCCTCTGAGTCGTCGGTCTACCAGTATCTGCATCGTCTGTTTGCCTTCCCGCCAGTCGGGGTCGCCAAAACCGGCAAGCACACCAGCCCTAGCCTTGTACGGCATAAGAGGAACTTCTATCCATTCCATTTCTCCCTCGAGGACGGGGCGAACGTTGCTCTCTATGCGGTGGTCTGGCTTCTCCTCTGATGAACGTAGTATTTCACCTTCGCCTGTGTCCAGCCAATCTATATTCACTCCGAGTTTTGATAGAGCAATCTTTATTTGGGCTGACACTCCTATGCCATTCTTAGCTCTATATACATCGGATAGACTACCCTGTTTGATGCCGAGTGCATCCGCAAAGGCCTGTTGAGACGTGTATCCCAAAATTTTTTGAAGCCTCCTAAGGCGTTCATTAGCAGTTACTTCACTCATGATTACCAAAGAATAATCTATGCAACATTTGGTAGATTATAGAATAGTCTATATCTTTGCAGTGTAGTCCAAGAGAGGACGCACCTTTAGTCCTAAAAAGGACAGCGAGCAAAGGTAGCAATAATTCACATAAGTAGACAACATGGCTAAAAGACGACCCTTGAAACCTACGTCTCAGGTGAGAGCAGAGCGAGAAGAAAAAGTTCGCATAAGCTTCGCCCGGATGAAGGATCAAGGACTATCAACAGAAGATGCCGTTCATAGGCTACGTGTAAAATACAGACTCGGGCGATCTACGATATACAGGTATATCCAAAACGCCACCTCTGTGAACACCGAGGGCTAGCCCCTCACCCCTGCGATCTTTGACATATTGAATAGCGATGGACAAGACACATAGTAATTAACCCATCGCTGGCAGAGCTTGAGCAAAAAGAGCCAAGTGCATAGGCAAGCCGTCATCCTAACGGAGCTTGTCCACTGCGGGGAGCGAAACCTCCTGCCAGCACTTCACCAACTAAATAACAACGACAATGAACAACCAGCACTCCATTATGAAGCGTGTGCTTATCGCAACGCTAATTATAGCAGCTGCACTTATAGTACTATTTAATATAGGTTCAATTCCGATTGGATTTTGGAATGCGTACTACTCGCTGCTTCTCCTTTTCTCTCCTGCGTTCTTCGGCTTCTTTGCTCTACCTCTGATAGAGCTTACCGAGGAGGAGGCCGAGGAGTATGAGGAAGACCAACTTTAGTTTTCGTAGAAACTCGCACCGCAAACCTGAGACAGGCAAGCGGTGCATAAAATGAGCAAAATTGAATTAGTGAATGAACGATTATGATGATTACTATCTGTGCGACGAACTCGGGAGAGCAAGGCGCACAAAAAAGTGAACAACATTAACACCTAACAACAGACAACAATGAAGCAAATCACCCTAAAGAGACTCACCCTCATTGGCTTTCGTGGCGAAAAGAACCGAACAACTGAGTTTGGCATACGAACAACGACCATCAAGGGGGCAAACGGCCTAGGCAAAAGCCGACACTTCGATGCCTTCCTCTGGCTGTTATTCGGCAAAGACAGAGAAGGCAGAGAAGACCACAATGTTAAGACGGTAGTAGATGGAAAGACTATCGACAAAGCCCTCTGCGAGGTATCTGCCACCATCCTAGTTGATGGTGAGGAGATAACCATCCGACGCTCTCTATCAGAAAACTGGGTAAAGCCCAGAGGGCAGGTAGATGAGGTGTTCAAGGGCAACACCACGGAGGTATACTGGAATGATGTCCCAGTGAGCGTCACTGAGTACAAGAAGCGAGTAAAGGAGCTTGTAGATGAGGGCATCTTCAAGATTATCACAAACCCCTTCTTCTTCCCATCTATGCCTTGGAAGGCACAGCGAGACCAACTCTTCACACTGGCTGGTGCGGTCACCGAGGAAGAGATAGCCAAGGACAACCCCGAGTTCCAAGTCATCCTAGATATGCTTAGTGGAAAGAGTCTATCTGACTTCCGAAAGGAGGTATCAGCTCGCAAAAAGAAGCTGAAGGCTGACCTCGAGAAGGTACAGCCCAAGATCGACCAGACACGGAGCCTTATTCCAGATGCCGAGGACGAGGCTTCTCTTCAGGAGCAACTGGAGGAAACAGAGCAAGAAATCAAGTCAGTTACAAGAGCTTCGGAGGATGTCGCCGAGCGCATCCGTCAGGCGGGCAGCGCCTCTGCTCTTAGACAGCAGAGGATTGAAGAGCTGAAAGCTCATCAACGCAAGCTGGTAGCCGACGAGGCAAGGCGTGCTGATGAGGCTACCTACGCACAGGGCGCAACTCGTAGAGAGCTGGAGCAAAAGCTCGACACGGCAAAGCGTGAGATAGCAGATTTGCGCAAGGAGGCCGAGCGTCATGATAATATAGCGCAGAGCAAGCTGGCATCCATCAGCGAATACGAAGCTAAGCTAGAGGTGTTGAGAACTAAGTGGATGGAAGTAAACAGCTCAGCATACAATGGCGATACCACCTGCCCGCATTGTCGCCAGAGCCTCCCCGAAGACCAGCTAGACCAAGCTAAGGCTGTATGGCAAAGTGCCAAGGATGCTAACCTTGAGAAGCTCCAGAACTCAGCAAACGAATACAAGGAGGCAATAGAAGAGTGTAAGGCTGATGCAGAGGTAAACACACTCAAGTGTGCCGAATTTATCGCTAAGGCTGACAAGCTAGCCCTAGAGCTTCCCGCAATGGAGAAGTCACTCGCCTCTATCCCTGAGGGTGACAAGGTTGAGCCACGTCCAGCAGAAGAGCTAAAAGGGTACAACGAACTAGAAGCAGAGATACAGGAGCTGAGCTCTGTGGTGGATACGATTGAGACTGATAGCACAGAAGCCTATAGGTTGCGACGCAAGGAGCTGGAGGCCGTCCGTGACGAAATCAGAGACAAGCTCTCCAAGGCTTCCCTAAGAAAGGAATACGAGGCTAAGATAGTAGAGCTGGAAGCCGAAGGCAAGAAGCTCGCACAGCTTATTGCCGAGGCAGAGCGAGAAGAATACACCGCCGCACAGCTATCCATACGAAAGATAGAGGAGTGTGAGAAGCGCATCAATGGACTCTTCAAGCATGTCACCTTTAAGCTCTTCGACTACACCATAGAAGATAAGGACAAGGAGAACCCTATCGAGTGCTGTGTTCCTCTCATAGATGGAGTGCCATTCACCGTTGCAAATACCGCCAAGCAGGTAAATGCAGGAATAGAAATCATAAACGCTCTATCTCGATTTTACGGCGTATGTGCTCCCATATTCATCGACAACAGAGAGAGCGTACAATCGCTCATCGACACAGATAGTCAGATAATAAACCTTGTCGTTTCTAGCGACAAGGAGCTAACAATCACCCATAACAATTAACAAGACAATGACACCACAGACCTCCCAAACTGGGATAACGACAACAGTCGCCTCAAGCCCCAGCACAACAGGGATTGATTTCTTCAACCCCGCTCAATTTGACACCATGCAGAGAGCATGTGCGTTGTTCTCATCCAGCGAGCTAGTCCCCGACTGCTACCGAGCGGAAGGCAAGAACAACACCCCAAAGAAGGCTATGGCAAACTGCATGATTGCACTAGATGTTGCTAGCCGTATCGGTGCGAGCCCTCTAATGGTAATGCAAAACCTCTATATCGTCTACGGGCGACCTTCGTGGAGCGCAAAGTTCCTCATCGCCACAGTGAACACCTGTGGCAGGTTTGAACCCCTGAAGTTCCGATTTACCAATCTTGGGAAGGTTGGCAAAGTTGGCAACGCAGACTACTCCAACGTGGATAATATAGAGTGCGTAGCATACACCAAAGCCAAGGGCAGTGACGAGTTGCTCGAATCAAGTCCCATCAGTATTAGTCTAGCAATCAAAGAGGGCTGGTACTCAAAGAATGGCAGCAAATGGCAGACAATGCCCAAGCAGATGCTTATGTACAGAGCTGCCTCTTGGTGGACGGGCGTATACGCACCAGAGCTATCCATGGGTATGCGAACTGTCGAGGAGAACGAAGACATCCAATACGTAGAGTACGAAGATGTAACGCAAAAGGTAGAGCGTGAAGTAGATACAGAGACTGCAAAGGAGACAATCGACTTTGTAGACACAGAGACAGGGGAGATTATGAAGCCAGAAAACGCCAAGGAAGGCGACACCTCACCTGAACAGCCACAAAGTGAAGGACAAGAAAAGATAGCAAAAGCACCTTTTTAACATGATACTCTCAGTCCTAGGCTCCAGCAGTGCTGGCAACGCCTATATACTACGTTCCTCCTCTGGAGAGAAGCTACTAATAGAGTGTGGTATAAAGCACACCACACTACTGGAAGCCTTGGACTACGACCTGCAGAACCTCTCGGGGTGCCTCCTCTCACATGAGCATGGAGACCACGCCCGAGAGGCTCACTGGGTCACCTCTAGAAGAATCCCCCTGTACTGCTCTAATGGAGCAGCAGAGGCTCTACAGATGGAGGCTGAACCTATGATTCGACCGATGGTAAGCAAGAAGCCCGTGAAAGTAGGTGGCTTCTCGGTGCTACCCTTTGATGTTAAGCACGACGCAAGAGAGCCCCTCGGCTTCCTCATCGAGCATAAGGAAATGGGTAGACTTCTATTCGTCACAGACTCCTACCTGCTTCGGTACAGCTTCCGAGGGGTCACGCACTGGCTCATCGAGTGCAACTACAACACAGATATACTACAGGAGAGACTCTCCTCTGGGGCGGTTCACCCAGCCCAGTACAAGAGGACGCTCCTATCTCACATGAGCTACGAGGCATGCCGAAAGACACTACTCGCTAGCGACCTCACAGCAACTAGACACATACTGCTCATCCACCTATCCGATGGAAATTCAGATGCCGATAGATGCAGGAAGGGGATAGAGGAGGCAACGGGAAAAGATGTGCAGGTAGCAACTCGTGGTATGACCCTAGAGGTCAATAGGACACCATTCTAGTATGATATACGACCTATCCCTTGACCTAGACAGGCAACAATATAAGGAGCAGTGCAACCACCTCTACGAAAAGAAGTGCGTAGTTGAACTGACAGAAAAGAAGGGGCAGCGCACGCTATCGCAGAATAGCTATCTGCACCTCATACTATCATACTTCGCCCTCCAGCAGGGAGAGACCTTGGAAACGGTCAAATTCGACTACTACAAGATACATGTCAACGAAGACATCTTCGTACGAGAGCGCAAAGGCTCTAGCGGTGAAACCTTCCACTATGTGCGTTCAACATCATCACTTGACACAAAGGAGATGACCTCCTCCATAGAGCGATTTCGCAACTGGTCGGTTGCCGAGCTTGGCATCTACCTGCCATCACCAAATGAAAGAGAGGCACTAAGCCAAGTGCAGAGAGAGATACAAAGCAATCTTGTATGGGCGACACAGACACCGAGCTTGTAATGCAAACAATAAACCGCCTTATAGATGATATGGATGGGCGTCATATACGACCTCTGCACATCAGGCCTGAGCGAATTGCTAACGAACTGCAAGTGCCACTCGAAAGCATACGAATAGCCCTTCGCACCCTCTACAAAGAAGGTAAGATAAAAGCAGTGCAAGGCATAAATCATATATACATAACTATCCCACACAAATCATAACCACATGTGTAAGCATAGATACTACCCTATGGATATTCTCTTCCTCGATGATGAGAAGATAGAGCTAGCAAACTCCACAGTGGGAGACGTAGCCATTGCAATATTGACAAAGACATGGGCAAAACTTGCACAGATGGACAAGGCTAACTATAGCTACCCTGCCAACTGGAAGATGCTAAAGCTCGCCATCAAGTCCACCTCTTCAGTCAAGACCATAGAAAGGGTGATACGAGGATTCGGGCTATTTGCCTTCGAGTGGGACGGAGACAGCGAGCGGTTCTACTCACCACGCCTGCGAGCTCACTTTACCGATCTTGATGCTAAGGCGGCCAGCGGTCGTGAGATCTCCGATGAGGCAAGGGCAAAGATGAGGGAAGGTGGTCGCAGTGGCAAGGGCGGAGGACGCCCCAAAAAACAAGGTAAAAACAAGGTAGACGATACAGAAAACAAGGTAGAAAACAAGGTACAGGAAGAAAAAAACAAGGTAGATGACGCACACCTTGTTTTTGAAGACCCCAAAAAACAAGGTAAAAACAAGGTAGACGATGAAAAAAAACAAGGTATTGGGGGGATAATAGGGGGGCTAAACGCCCCCATTAAAGAAGAAAGATTAAAGATTAAAGCCCCTAAAGGGGATATAGGGGGGGCGAAAAGCGTTGCACGCTTTTGCCCGCCCACCCTAGAGGAGGTGCAGAGTTATGTTTTGGATAAGGGCATAGAGATAGACGCCGAAAGGTTCGTCGCCTACTATGACTCAAACGGCTGGATGGTCGGAAGGAATAAGATGAAAAGCTGGAAGTCCGCTATCGTCACATGGAAGAAAAACGAAGAAAAGTACGACCAGCCACAACGAGCCATCTACCACCCGCCACAGCAACGCATCCTTCCATCTCAACGGATCGAGAGGGACGTGGATAGGACGCCTGAACCTCCATCAGAGAAGGCGTTAGAGGCACTGCGATACTTAAGCGAAATCGAAAACGACAATGGACGAGGCTCTTCTGAAACAAGCTAAGATAGACATCTACGACGACCAATCTAAGCCTCATCGTGCGCTGTCAAGTAGCTACGAAGATCTAACGGTGATACAGGCTTTGGCTATGGCTAAGGGCATAGGAAGAGAGATTTGCGGAGATCACTTCCAAATTGGCATGGACAACTCCGAGGCTTACCTGAAAGCGGTCACGTGGGTGCTTGGCGATTGGGACAATGGCATAGATCCAGAAAAAGGGCTTTGCATATATGGACCAACAGGCACGGGAAAGAGCGTGATGATAAAGGTCTTACGTGAGCTTTCATGCAGGCTTAGCGCACACTTCTTGCGATACAACGTAAGGAAGCAGGAGCTTGGATACGCTCCTCTGCTGTGGGCGTATCGGAATGCCCCCGAGTACGTAGAGCTATACGATGGAAGCATCGCACCTGATCACAAGTTCGCCCCCATAATCTGCATAAACGACCTTGGCACAGAGGTTCACGCCAAGTACTATGGCAAGGAAGTAGACGTGATTTCTGAACTCATTGGATGGCGTACAGATAACGGATGGAAAGACTACAAGATGCTCATCACTACGAACCTAACAACCGAAGAGCTACAGCGATATGGCACTCGTACAGTATCTCGAATAACGGGGTATTGCAACTTAATCACCTTGAAGGGTCGCGACCTAAGGCAAACCTACTAAGCACTAACAGCAATGGCAACAAACACAATAGACACGTCGATAGTCGTACTGTCCCCCGACCAGCTAGAGCAGCTTGTCTGCAACGCAGTAAGGCGGGCAATGGCTGATGAACGAGGCGATATGCACCGCCCCCTCAGCCCCTCTGCACCTCAGTTCATCAGGGGCAAGAAGGCGATAATGGACTACCTAGGCTTGCGAAACGACAAGTCCTACTACAGAAGGGTGCGAGATTACCCAGATGCATTCTACCAAGATGGGAGATTTGTGTTGCTCAACGTCGAGCGACTACACCAGCTGATAAGCGAGAAAGACAAGATGACAATATCGGTGAAAAGAAGAATAGAACGAAATAAATAGACTCATGAACTTAGAACTAATAGGGACAATCGTCCAAGTACTTCCCTACGAGGGAGGCACAAGCAAGGCAGGCAAAGAATGGCGCAAGGGTGTATTCATCCTTGAAACGCAAGACCAATATCCACGCAAGGTGGCCATCTCAATCCTAAATGACAACATCGACAAGTATCCTACTCAGGTAGGCACGGTAGTCACAGTGCACCTCGACATCGAAAGTAGAGAGTGGAACGGTAAGTGGTACACCGAGGTAAGGGCATGGCAGATAACCTACCCACAGGCACAGCCCGTAGCATCTGCCCCACAGCCCACGGCACAGGCTTACGCCTCTCCAGTGGCAACGCCCACACCACCAGCAGTTGCCCCCGCACAGCCACAGGCTGCAGAAGATCTCCCATTCTAACATAAAGCAAACAGAGACATGAACAACGAGAAGACCTCACAGCTGAGAGAAGATCTAACCAACTACTTCACCTTGCTAAAGGAAATGCTTGAAAGGGATGACGATATGTGCCAGCTCGTTTACGGGCTCAAGGCTGTACCCATCCTTGACGGGAAAACCACGTATACCAAAGAGGAGGTGAATAAACTATCAGTGTATAGCTCGCTAACGCTCCAAGCTATCATGGATCTTGGACGGGCAAGAGTCGCCGTAGACAAGATGCTAAAACTTATACAGAACGAGGAGTAAAGATAGATATGGACACAACACAATACACCCTCGACATAGAGGGAGCACGCAAGTACTTTACCGACCTCGCAGATATGCTGGAGGTCTACAAGCCGATGGAAGGTGTAGTATTAGACCTTAACATTGCAAGGCATTTCACCAGTGGGGACACTTACACCGAGGAGGAGGTGAAGGACATCATCGAGGTGACATCTGTTTCTTCCGCCTCCACTGCGTTTTGGAAGCTAATGCAACACTCCATCCATGTTACACAAGGCATCATCGACCGACTCGACGTCGACGAGGCAACCGAAGCAGAGAAGTAGACCCAACCATCAACAACTACACTGCAATGAATATCGCAAATCAAATCTTCCGATACAACGGAAACCCTATCACCTTCCAGAGAGGCGATAGCGTGATGGTCAATGCTACCGAGATGGCTAAGCCGTTCGGCAAGCTCCCTAAAGACTGGATCAAAACAAAGCAAGCGGAAGAGCTAATCGCCTCTGTTTCTTCAAATAGGAATATTCTCCCATTTGAATTGGTGCATGTGGTACAAGGCTCTCCAGAAACGGGAGGCGGAACTTGGCTACATGAAGACCTTGCCCTCATCTTTGCCCAGTGGCTTAACCCTCAATTCTACCTCTGGTGTAACGACAGGGTTAAGGAGCTACTGACAACGGGGGTAGCTATCAATCCTCTAGCTAATGCCTCTCGATCCCAGCTACTACGGATTGCCTTGCAGGCAGAGGAGGAGAAGGAAGCCCTTCAGGCTAAGGTGCAGGAGGACGCCCCAAAGGTGGCATTCGCTACGGCTGTACTCGCTTCCAACTCCTCTATCCTAATCGGCGAGCTTGCTAAGACCCTCCGACAAAATGGGGTGGACATCGGTCAAAACCGACTCTTTGAGTGGATGAGGTGCGAGGGCTTCCTCTGCAAGCACGGGGAAATGCGCAACCAGCCAACACAGAAGGCAATGGACAAAGGCCTCTTTGAGATAAAGAAGGGAGTCCGCTCTGGCAACGATGGAGTGATTCACACGACTATAACGACTAAGGTAACGCCCAAGGGGCAGGTATACTTCGTAAACAAATTCCTAAACAACCAACGGCCATGTATATCATAGCAACTCTCATTCTCTTCCTCGCAGGTGTACTCGTCTGCCGATGGGGATACTACGACGGAAGAGCAGATGACCACCTCGACGTCATCAGGAATCGAGATAAGCAGGAAAGAGTGAAACGACAAAGAGCAACAAGACAACGAAAATGAGGAAGAGACATAAGCAGGAAAAGATACCCAGCGTGAGAGACGCTGCACGCTCCTTCATAGAGACTATAATAGCAGAGCGCGAGGCGTTCGAGCGGATGAATCGGGTGTTTATACGGATGATGAAGCAGGAAGAACGAAACGGAACAGATGAATAGCTACACCCACATTATAGGCATCGACCCCGACAGCAAGGCATCGGGGTGCGCTATCCTCGACCTAGAGAAAAGGGAGCTGACGTTAAGCACTCAGCCCTTCTTCCTCCTCACGGAGTTGCTAGACAACTTCCGAACCTCAGAGACGGTGCTTAAGCGAAAAACCCTCGTTGTGCTGGAGAATGCCTATGGCACTACACACAACTGGCATTACAGCCCAAAGGATACCAGAGGGACTATAGCTAAGAAGGGGTATAGCATCGGACTCTGCGCACAAACCTACAACCTCCTACTCTCATACACAAAGGAGAGAGGGCTTGACTTTGTCGAACAGTCACCGCTGGTAAAGCTCTGGAGGGGTACAGATAGGAAGATAACGCACGAGGAGCTTGTCGCACACTGCAAGCGTAACCGTATCACCCTTCACGCAGCAAACCAGAGGCGTAGCAACCAAGAGGAGCGAGACGCCGCCCTCCTTGCCATTCATCATCTTGCTACACGCCCTGCAGTATTCCCGTAACACAATGGTTTACACTTCACTCCCAGTTGTTGCAAAACATGCAACAACTGACAGTACACTACCATAACATAGACAAAAGCAATGAACGCAACAGACACCCAGATAGGAGGTAGCCACTACAAGGATATGCCCTATCAGCCGATCATGCTAATCGATAAGCTGGAATTAGACTACTTCAGAGGCAACGTACTCAAATACCTATGTCGCTACAGGCAAAAGGATGGTATTAAAGATCTGCAGAAGGCACGGCACTACTGCGAGCTAGCCAAGGAGTTAAATGATTTTAATTTCTCCCCATCAACCTTGGACATCGAGGAAGTAGATGACTTCATACATATTAACGAGATTAGCGAAGAGGTAGAAAACATCCTATACGACTTGATCATGGGTTCATGGGATGATGCTATCGATGACATCAATAAGCTCATCGAAGCCTACAAGATAGAGCAATACGACGCTACACGCCCACGACTCCACGGAAAGAAGTACTAAGGTGAAAAAGATAAAAATATTCCTGCTTGCCTTGATAGGCTCAGTGGCCGCGTCCTGCAATCAGCCTGACTATTACACGGGAGTTGTCATAAACAAGAGGTACAAACGTGGACGCTACGAATATCGGTATAGCGTCGTGCTTATGTCTGACGATGGCAAGCACTTCATCTATGTCGATGAAACTACATACCACAAGTACAACATCGGCGACGTAGCCACCATCGAAAACCCGAAGTGGTGGGAGTAATAACCAACGAAAGGAGAAAAAGACAATATGGAAAGAGACGATAGGGAAATCCTTTTTGGAGGATACAACGCCCTCGGGAAGTGGATAGAAGGGTCAGCCTGTAAGGATGAAGATAATATGGGGTGGTTAATATTAGGCCCGTTTATGAGTGAAGAAACAAGTGTGGAAGTGGTAGGTGATGTGTACCAATATACATCCATGGACGTAAATGGACAAATGATATTTGACGGAAGTCGAATTATCGGAGGCTACCAATGGATGGGCAGCGACGGTACAACTCAATCTCAAGAGATAGACGACAGAGTGGTATGGTCAAAAGGGAGCTGGGTCTTAGAGTCCACAGGAGAAAGACTCTACGACCTATTGTGCGACGATCGGCTATACTGGGATGCTAAGGTTATACCACCAAGAAGGTAGCCACTATCGAAAACCCAAAGTACTAACCAAAGAACAAAGGACATGAAGGTATTCATCACTGCATCAGAAACAAACAACAGAGGAGAACACGAAGAAATGCATTACTATCTGGTTCATGCTGATAGCAAAGAGGAGGCTATAAGGAAGACGGGCGAATACATAACTCTGTTCTTCCCGTTCCCAAGTAGATATTGCCAAGCCCTTAACGTCTGTGGTCTAGACGAGAAACAGATAATTCATGGAGACATCAACGCTTATTATGCACGAGAAGTAATAGACCACTCCGATATGTGTGGAAGTATCGTCTTCGCTAGAAGTGCTGCCGAGGCTAGAAGAAAACTACCACCATACAATGGTGATGGGGTTCTCGCCTTGTCCGTCCTCCCCAAGATAACAGACATCATCCTATAACACAACAAAACACGATAAAAGGCAATGATTATAGCAATTGATTTTGACGGAACTATTTGCAATAGCAACTACCCCGCCCTCGGAGAGCCAATGCCTCATGCAATAGAGAGTGTACGTGAGCTTCACCAATCAGGCCATTACCTCATCCTATGGACATGCAGGCAGGGAGAGCAGCTAAACGAAGCTCTTCAATGGTGTAAGCAGAATGGTCTTTCCTTCCACGCTGTGAACGACCATAACCCCGACAACTTGAAGTTCTTCGGAGGTGTTGGAGGCAACAAGGTGTACGCAGACGTCTACATCGACGACCGCAACCTCGGGGGCTTTGTTGGCTGGAAAAGAGCTATGGAACTAATCAGAGAAGAAGAATGATCCAACCAATAAACATATAGAAGAATATGACACGGAAAGAATTAGAAACGATGAAAGGCTTTGCCTCCATCTTGAAATCACGGCTTGAAGATGCCGTAGACACAAGGGAAGACATCTATGACAGACTTAAAGACTTGGAGGATACACCTATCCAAGACCTATTGCATGAAATAGGCAGTTTGCAAGACCTTGATACAAAGCTAGACGACAACCTAACAGACCTAGATGAAGCCATCGAAGAACTCGAAAAGGAACTGAACAGGGTAGACATAGTAGAATGACACGAACAGACATCGCAATAAGCCTCAAGCCTCTGAACTGGATGGAGGACGAGCTCGACAATGGTGACCCTGTCCTCTCCGCTGATTACGACGTGTACAACGCCTATATCAAAGAGGAGAATGATGGTACAGCAACTCTAACCATCTTCTACACAGGCGAGCTGAAACCAGAAGTGAAACGCAAGGGGCTCACGATGGGGGAGGCAAAGGCTATAACCCGTGAGCACCAAGTGGATGCTTTTTGCACACATTTCAACCTCGACAAAGAGTAATCGCTATGGGAACTCGAGGAGTGAGGCGAAAGAAAGGTGAGACGATAGAAGCACCCGCCAAGAGTACAGAAACAAGGTCTAAGCCACCCCGCCCTAGATACCATCATGATATGTGCCTTGCCGTTTCTAGGATTATATGCAAGAAGGGGATAGGGAAGTCTATCCCACCTATGCCCATTACGGCTGTCGAGCTAAGCTCCATCACTACAGGCACAGTGGAATCTCCAGACATCATTGCCTTCCACCAGAACATAAGTAATAGTTCATGCATTGTCTTCGAGATTAAACTATCAAGAGCAGACTTCAAAGCAGACTTCAGTAAAGAGTGCAGGAAGGCTGGTATAGGCATGGGCGTTAGGCGTTACTACGTCGTGCCAACAGGTCTGGTGAGCATGTATGAAGAACTGAATGGCTGGGGGCTTGTCTACTTCGACGGGAAGAACCTAGAGCTAATCAAGGAGAGCCGTCTCTACAACGAGACGGAGAGGCAAACCTTCGGCGAGACAAACACTTTAATCAACCTCATCAAACGAGGGGTTAAATGGAACTCCGTGTTTGACAACGACGACTATAATTCATAAAACTAATCATGACAGAATAGACAATGACACGAGAAGACGTAAGAGCCCAGCTGGCGAAGAACCCGCTGGTGTGGAGGATTATACATGATGGAACAACTTCCTACAATAGGATGGAGTGTATACACAGAAGTAACCGTGTAAAGATTTTCGATAACACATTAGTGTACTACACTATCAGGATAGATAGAAATTGGGGTAAAGGTAGTAGTCTTAGGCTAGAGGGTAGATTATTCGCAGTTATTGAAAACAAAGAGGCGGAACTGTTAGATGGTGACAAGCCCGATGAGTTTATGATTGGCGAATCCTCTAAGACGGCCAATGCTTTCGAGCCCTGTAGAGTCGAAAAACTTGAAAGTATGGCAGAAGCCCACCGCCTAGACCTCATCTGCAAAATGCTTGGCATAACAGAATAAACAACCAAAGAGGAATATGAACGAACAAGAAAGCAGGAAACTAACACCAAAGCTCATCTTTGTGGGATATGGCATTCCACTAAGAGAATTCCTCAAAATCAAGGAGAAGCCCTCCAGAGCCCAGACAATCAACGTGCGGGAGCTCCTAGATGAGGAACGTGACCGACTTTCTGACGAGGCTAACCGTGGCGAATGGGACACCCTACCCAACGAGATGAAGTACCTCAAGCGGAAGCAGTATGATACACTGCTCTCATACCTCACACTGCTAGACCAGCTGGCGAAATGTGAGGCTAAGACCGAAGAACTAAAACGACGCAACGAGCTATGAGAAGGTTATACGCCACATTCATCTTGCTACTAGCTACTATCTGTACAGCCTGTAACAGCTCGACGTACAGAAGTGGCTATGTAGAAGGGAAACACCTCCGTATGGAGGGGAGAGATACCACCTATGTTGTGTTATTCGGTAGCTATAATTGGCTTGCGGTATGGAAGAGGCACTCCGCCGTGGTATCCAAGGAAGACTACTACAATGTCAATAAAGGCGACCTCGTCGAGTTCGACGTGGAAGCGGGAAAGAATACAACAAACAGAAAGCAATGAACATCTACCAAGCAAAGGTCGTGTATGCCAAGATAGGGCATGGAACGACCACAGAGAATTACTTTGTGAAAGCTCACAACCTTACCGAGTCGGAAGTCCTCATCAAGGAAGAGATACAGAAGAGAGTTGCCAATGACACCCCTATCGAGGTGAAGACCATCACCAAGAAGAAGTTCGAGGGCGTGATTCACACCCCTGCTGGGCAGGACACGGATGTCCGCTTCTATATCGTCAAGGTTGAGGAGGAAGACGAAAAGGAGACACTGCACAAGTACACCTACCTCGTCAGCGCATCAAGCCTGGGAGAGGCGTACGAGACAGCCTACGAAGAAATTCCCTGCGAGCGCACCCTCTCCATCGTGGAGACGGACATCCTAGACTTCCTTGAAAACAATAACGAGTAACCACAACGGGGAGAGGTGATGAGCCTCTCCCCTAGTTAATGAAATACACATCTACAGCTATGCGAAGAGCTAAGAAGGCATCCGATTACATCGAGAAGAGAAAAAGGTACAAGGCGAACAACAATGCTACACGGAAGACGCCAAGGGAGGAGGCGGTGGAAGCGTTAGAGCAGATGAAGCTACTACAAAAGACGAGATACCCAGAACTCTATAGGTTTGTAGTGTACACGCCGAAGCCTACTGTTATAGAGACCTCCCGCCCAGAGAAGTACAGCCGCTATATCAAGGAGATGCGGGATAGGTACAAGCAAGCGAAGGTAGTTCCTTGCAAGATAGAGCCACAAGACGATTAGATCTTGTGGCTTTTTTGCTATATATGAGTACCAACCAAGCTATTACATATTTTACATGGCAAAAAAGGCTACAGCTAAGACTAAGCAGAAGGCAGAAGATAAGAAGGCGTTGTTTCTAAAGGCCTTCGCTCAAAGTAGAGGCATCATAGCACCTGCTTGTAGGGCTATAGCTATGACACGCCAGTCGTACTACAACTGGCTGGAGAATGATCCAGCCTTTGCTGAGGAGGTAGAAGCTATTCGGCAGGAGCAGATAGACACGGTGGAATCTGCCCTGCTGAAGAAGATAGATGTTGGCGACACGACGGCTGTTATCTTCTACCTCAAGACCAAGGGCAAGGAGCGAGGGTACAGCGAGCGAACCGAGCTAACGGGAAGGGATGGCAAAGATCTCATCCCCGATATACGTGTGGAGATTGTCGATGCAGACTATTCGGGCGACTAAGATTGTACGTACTATTCAGGGTGCACTCAGCGATGGCTATACGACTATCTCTGCTCAGGGATCGAGCCGTAGCGGCAAGACCTACAACATCCTGATCTTCCTTATTGCCTACCTGCTTGGGTATAGTGGGCTTCGCCTCTCCATTGTCCGTGGCACATTACCAGCACTCAAAGGGTCTGTGCTGGTGGACTTCAAGGAGATAATGGTGAAGTTGTGCCTATATGACAAGAAGGCTTTCAACAGGAGCGACCTAGTGTACACGTTTCCCAATGGGTCTACAATCGACTTTTTTAGCACTGACAACGAGCAGAAGCTCCGAGGTCGCAAACGAGACATCCTCTTTTGCAATGAGGCTAATGAGTTGCTAGAAATCGAGTGGGAACAGCTCAAGATGCGTACCACGCTGTTCTCTATACTTGACTACAACCCCTCGTTTAGCGATGACCACTGGCTCTGCGCACTGAATAGAGAAGAGTCTACGTTTCACTTCATCACCACCTTCAAGGACAACCCATTTCTACCAAAGACTATCGTAGATAACCTGCTAAGCCTCGAGCATAAGAACCCGAGCCTATGGCGTGTCTACGGCTTGGGCTTACAGGCGCAGGTCGAGGGTCTTGTCTTCCCCAACGTGGAGATAATAGAACGCATACCAGACGAGGTGAAGCGTCGGCGTATCGGTATGGACTTTGGCTTCACCAACGACCCGACAGCGATCGTTGAGGTCGGGCTAACGCCAGATGCTATCTACGTTGATGAGCTTGCCTATGCCACAGGGCTGTATTCCTCAGACATCGTTCGACTACTCAAGCAGGAAGCTCCTAAACTCAAGGTGATAAGCGAGAGCGCAGAGCCTCGCACCGTAGCAGAGATCGCCCGTGGTGGTATTGACATTCACCCCGTAGTCAAGGGCAAGGATAGTATTAACGCAGGTATCACCAAGATGCAGACACTCAAGATCTACATCACCAAGCGAAGCACAAATGTGCTTAAGGAGCAACGCAACTACACCTACAGACAGACAAGGGATGGCAAGTGGCTAAATGAGCCTATAGACCTATTCAACCACGCAATGGATGCTATTCGCTACGTGGTGCTTTATGAGTACCTCGACCACCGACCAAAGAAGAAAATAGACAAGAAGCGACTAGCAAGCATGGCCTACTAACCAAAGCAGATTATGACAACGGAGAAGAAGGTAGCAGATGCACTGCTACAGAGAGAACAAGAAATCACCCTGTCGGGTAAGGTTTACAAGGTAGCACCTCCAAGCATGGCTACACTCATTCTTGTGAGTGAGTGCCTGGCTGAACTTCCAGATGAGTTATTCACCGCTACAGGCGATGACGCAAATCTAACTGTCGAGGCGTTGCGCTCAGCTCGCTATGCAAGACCAATAGGCAAGGCTATTGCCACGCTTATACTTGGCGCTAAGAGCATACGGCGGGATGACCGCCTTTCTTGGTGGCTCCGATGGACGAAGCGTGAAAGTAGACTTGACAAGCTGGCACAGCAAATATTAGAGAACCTTCCCACGGGTGAGTTGTCTAGTGTTTTTCTACGGCTTATAGCCCGCATGGAGGTTGGGGCTTTTTTCGCGCTTACCGCTTTCCTACAAGGCCTAAGGGTGACCCAGCCGACGAGGGAAGCGGGCAACAATCAGACAGCCCTTGGGCTTTAGTGTCGTCTGTAGCTAAGTATCTGGGCGCAACGCTTGACTATGTGCTATACGACCTAAGCTACCAAAACTTTCTGCTCTACCTCCACGCAGCTCCTAGCTATGAGAGCAAGGGTAAGACCAACGAGGCCAAAGACGCTAAAGACCTGACGCTGCAAGACATGCAGAGTTTCTATTAACCAACTATGTAGCGGATATTATGAACGATGGATCAATAAATTTTAAGCTCCTCCTCGACGACACGGAGGCTCGAAGGCAGGCGGACGACTTTCGCCAAAAACTCAGGAGTATGGGGGCGGATGCCACTGTGGCATCAGCACAGATGGATGGAGCTTTCAGACAGCTAGCGCAAACACTGGCTCTTACCTTTGGCACAGGGGCGATAATCGCCTTTGGGCGCTCTGTCGTACAAGTGAGAGCAGATATGCAGGGGCTGGAGGCCTCTTTCACGTCCCTTCTGCAATCGAGGTCAAAGGCAACGACCCTTTTTGCTGAACTTACGAAGTTTGGGGCTGAGACTCCAACGGAGCTAGCCGACCTTGCGAAGGCCTCGCAGACGCTACTCTCATTCGGTGTTTCTGGCGAGAAAATCATTCCTATCATCAAGCAGTTAGGCGACATATCTGGAGGATCGGGCGAGAAGATACGTGGGCTTGCCCTTGCCTATGCTCAGATGAGCAGTACGGGTAAGCTGATGGGGCAAGACCTTCTGCAGATGATTAACCAAGGCTTCAACCCCTTGCAGGAGATCAGCAGAACCACTGGGCGGTCTATGAAGGAGCTGAAAGAGGCTATGAGCCAAGGGGCTATCAGTGCAGAAATGGTAGCTGATGCCTTCCGTACGGCCACTGAGGAGGGCGGTCTATTCTACAAGAACCTCGAAGGGCAGAGTGCTACGCTTCGTGGTCAGCTTGGCCAGCTATCCGATGCCTACACGCAGATGCTAAACAAGATCGGAGAGAGTAATGAAGGTGTCATTAGCACTGGTATATCTGCGGTCACATCGCTAATCAATCACTACGAGACGATAGGCAAGATACTGCTAACTCTCGTTGCGACGTATGGTGCTTACAAGGCAGCTGTCATGGCTGTAGCGGCCGTGCAAAAGGTGCTTGCTATCCGCTCGGAGGTTGCAGCGTTCATATCCCTAGCTAAGAGTGTAACAGGTGCCAAGGATGCAATGCTTTTGTTCAATGCGGCTACAGCCGCCAACCCTATCGGGGCTATCCTTGCCGTTGTTACAGCAACAGCTACCGCCCTGTACCTCTTCTCCGATAGCGCAGATAAGGCTACCATAGCCCAGCAGGCTATGGCAGACGTGGAGAAGACCACATCAGAGGAGATGGCTAAGCAGACGGCGCAAATCAAGAGCCTACAGCGTCAGATACACGACAATACACTTTCTATCGAGGCTAGGACATCTGCGATAAAGAAGCTACAAGAAATAGCGCCTAACTACAACGCAACACTCAATGAAGAGGGGCGCATCATACGAGAGAACACGCAGGCAATTGACGAGTATCTTGACCGCCTCCAGAAGCAGATACGGCTGAAAGCCGTTGAGGAGAAGCTCGTAGAGCTGGAAAAGCAGAAGATTGAGCACGAGGAGGAGGCGAGAAAGGCACAAGAGAAGGCAAGGGAGTACGCAAAGAGAGCCACCTCAGCGGCCTATGGTGGTATGTATAGTTCGAATATTGGTGCATCTGGAGCTGGTATCTCCGCTGAGAATAGGCATAATGACCTCCAGCGAAAAATCAAGGAGACAAATGAAGCTCTTGAGGGACTTAGTCGTCAGCAGGCAGATCTGGTGCAGTCACTTCAGGCACCCACCAAGGCGGAAGGTAGAACCCTGTCACAGGAGATAGAAGACAACAACAAGGCCTTAAATGAAGCTCTTGCCAAGCGCAGAAAGATCCTCAGTGAGAAGGGAGCAACTACGGAGGATGGCAGAAGCCATTCCGAGGTCATAGAAGAGCTGGATAAGCAGATTAAGGGGTATAGGGATAAGCTAAATACGCTTACGGGTAGGGGCTCGGCGGGCGGTAGCAAGTCCAACGCAAACCATGAGATTGTAGAGCGTAAGCAACAAGCTATCGAGCTGAGACAAGCCCAAGAGAGGCTAGAAAGAGAGCAACAAGAGCTACTCATCAAGCAACAAGAGGAGCGTATCGCAACGATGCAGGATGGGTGGAAGAAGGAAGAGGCGGTGCTTGCTCTGAATGCAGAGAAGCGCAAGCAGGCTTACAAGAGGGTGGAGCGTGACCTTGTAGATGCGCTCAGGGAGGAGAGGCGCAAGCAATGGGAGATTGACAACCCCAAGGCGAAGGATCAGGGCAAAGTGTTCGACCCAGCTAGTATTTCGGTGGCTGACCTCTCGCAGTCATCGAAAGCCCTACTACAAGAGCAACAGCGCATTCTCAACGAGCAAGAGTTGCAAGATCATAAGGCGCACCTTGAGAAGCTCATAGATGGCTATGAGACCTACGAGCAACAGGTCGAAAAGCTTCGAAAGGACTACGCCAAACGCAGGGAGGCTCTGTATCAGCATGACGCCAACGGCAACCGACAAGGGTACAAAGCTGGTGTTACCGAGGGTAACGAAGACGAGGTGAACATCAGGGAACGTGAGGCTATCGAGCGTATCAGCCTAGAGTTCGCCCAGAGGGAAGAGGCCTTCAAGGCATGGATGGATCAAGTTTCGTACTTGAGCTTAGATCAGCTCTCAGAGGCTCTCAAGAAGGCAGAGTTGGAGCTATCTAAGGCTAAGTTAACGATTGGCGCTGACCCCCAGAAGTTAGCGAGCGCACAGGCTAAGGTGGCGACCCTTAGAAGTAGCCTAGCAAAGGTGTCGGCGCAGGATGGTGCTGCACCTAGCAGGAGAGCTGTCAAGGAGTGGCAAGACCTCGCAGATATGCTGGATAGGTCTGCCAAGAGCTTCGACGAGCTAGGTAATGCCATTGGTGGTACAGCTGGCAAGCTCCTTAGTGGAATTGGTGGCATCACCTCCTCGACGTTCAGCGCTATAAACTCCATTGTTCAGCTTACGCAGGCCTCGTCAGTTGGTATGACGACTGCTGGGCAAACAGCGAGCAAGAGCGTACAGATGGTAGAGAAGGCCTCTGTTATCTTGTCTGTCATCACGACGGCTATCCAAGTGGCGCAGAAGATAGCTTCACTCTTCAACAGCGACGACACGAAGGATAAGCAGATACAGCACCTGCAGAAGCGGATAGATGCTTTGCAGTGGGTGGTTGACAATCAAGGTACAATTGAGATAGACAAGTATGCGAATTCCTTTGAGCGAGCTAGGGAGGAGCTTCGTCTGGCTGAAGAGTCGGTAGGTCGCTTCAATGGCTCTCTATTTAAGGCAAGCGAGGTGTCCGCTTACATGTTGCGACACCAAGAGGCTATACGTACTTCTGCTGAGAGGCTTGCCAAGGTTTATGAGAGCATAAGCTATTCTGCAGGGAAGGCTGTTGGTGGTCAAAAATACAGCCAAGCTAGAGAGCAGATGAAGGCGATGAGCGAGCAACAGCTTGCGCTTGCCCAGCAAATTAACGCTGAGGGCAGCAAAAAGAAGTCCGATCCAGCTAAAATAGATGAGTACAAGCGTAAGATAGCAGAGCTTGGTGCAAAGCAAGCCGAGGTTGTCAATAAGCTGACAGAGGAGATTTTAGGAGGTGACTTTGCAAAGCTCTCAAACGAGCTTGGTGATGCTATTGCCTCTGCCTTCGAGAAGGGAGAGAACGCAGCCGAGGCATTCAACGCTAAGGTGTCAGACATCATGCGCAATATCGTTAAGGCGCAACTCACAGAACAGCTACTTAAGAAGCCGATATTGGATGCCTTCGATAAGTACAAGGAGCGGTTCAAGGGTGTAGGCTTTGATCCAAGGAGAATCAGAGAACTCATACCTGATCTTGCGAAGGACTTCAAGCATATCGGCGATAGATATGTGCCAGCGTACACCGAGGCACTGAATGCTCTAAAGAAGCAGATGGAGGATGCTTTTGGTGCTGGTGAGAAAGCAAGAGAAGCCTCTAAGAGGGGTATAGCTACCGCCTCGCAGGAGAGCGTAGACGAGAATAACGGCCTGCTGCGCTCCATGCAGGGGCTTACATCTGAAATACAGGCAGATGTGAGTAGACTTCGCTCTATAGCTAGTGAGCAACTGCTTCGACTTGCGGGAATTGAAAGCAATACCTCCCATCTAGTGGGCATGCGTGAAGATTTGAAGAGTGTTCAGGAATCGCTCTCTGACATTCAAACGAGAGGTGTGAAGATTCAATAATTGTTATATTTAGGTGTTTTAGGCGTTATCGTTTCTTGTGTCTATTGTTTGTTTGTATCCCCCAAGGTGTGAATCTTGGGGGATATTTATTTGTCTGTTAGACCTTTTTACTATATATGAGTACCAACCAAAGCCAAAATAGAATGGAAATCGAAGATATACTTTCACTATCCCCGGCTGACGCCATAAAAGAGCTCTCTAAGAAGGCTATCAAGATAACGCCTTGGACAGACATTGAGAAGGAGTACGACCCAAAGAAGCACGCAGTGCTAGACAAGGCGAAGTACCCAGATATTGTCACCGAGGCAGGTAAGACCGAGGCGGTTACACGTGTCGTAGTTCCCTTTCAAAAGCTCGCTGTGAACCGTATCTCCGAGCTTTGCTTCGCCACCCCATGTAGGCGCACCTACCAAACGGATGGCGACAAGCACAAGGAGGCAGCGAAGGTGTTAGAGCGCATCATCCGTAAGTGTCGCATCGACAGCCTTAACAGGTTGCGCTCAAAAAAGTACTTCGCGTGCTGTGAGGTGGCTACCATCTGGAACGCCGTGGAGAAGGAGAATACGACCTATGGCTTCCCAAGCTCTATACGGCTGCGTCAGCGTACATTTTCGCCCATGGATGGGCACAAGCTGTACCCTCTATTCGACGACTATGGAGATATGGTGGCTTTCTCTGTGGAGTACACCTCGAACGGCGTTGTATACTTTGAGACGCTGACAGATAGGCGTCGCATCGTCTGGCGTAACGACGGGAAGGAGTGGCTAGTTGAAAGCGATGAGGTGCACACCATTGGCAAGATACCTGTCGTGTACATGTGTCGGGGATCAAAGTTTTGGGAAGACTCATCCAGCAATGTGGATGAAATCGAGTTCTCTTTGTCTCGAAATGGAAACTACCTGCGACGCAACGCAAAGCCCCTCCTAGCAGTCATGTCAGACAAAGAAGAAGGAGGCTTCGACGAAGAGGGAGAAAAGCCAGAGTACGAAAAGGATAGCAACAGCGAATTCCGCTCGATCTTTGAGCTCCCTAAGGGGTCTACCATGAACTACGTAACGTGGGATGGTGCACCCGACGCCCTAAAGTTTCATTATCAGACACTGCGCTCTCTATTCTTTGACTCGCTGCAACTTCCAGACTGGTCACACAGCGAGATGAAGAGCACCCCAATGAGTGGTGAGAGCCGTAAGCAGCTCAATATCGACGGCAAGTTAAAGGTGCTTGACGAAGCAGGAGAGCTAGAACTCTTCCTATCACGAGAATTGAGTGTGCTATCTTCGTTCGCTGCTATTATGCGACCTGATCTAGCAGAGGCTTTCGCCTCTCTGGACGTGGATGTAGAAATCGTTCCATACGAAATCACAGACGAGAAGGACACGATTAGCAATGTCTCTCAAGCTAAGAGTAGCGGGCTAATCAGCCAGAGGGAGGCAATCGCTTTTCTTGCTTGGTCGTCCGACCCAGACAAGACCCTCGAGGAGATTAGAGAGGAAGAGGCCTACAACGCAGGTGAACAATCTATATAATACCTAGAGAGCAATGACCATAGACCTATTCAGCAAGGGTGTAAAGCTGCTTACTGTCACCCCAGACGATACCAGCTACCGCTATCGCAAGATTGGGGGAGAAGACCGCATCCTTCTCACATTCTCAGCTCCAAAGCATATTAAGCTCGCCGTGGGCTTGACCATCAGCTTCCAAGGCAGGGAGTACACCATGTATAGCCCAGCCACTATCACCAAGGTAAACGACAAGCATTGGAAGTACTCGCTGACGCTAGATGCACCTCAGGAGCTACTACGTAAGTGGCGAATGAAGCACCGCACGGATGGAGCTGTTAAGTTTCACCTTACGGCGAAGCCAGAGGAACATCTGCGCATGCTAGTAGATTGTGCCAACTCCTCAGATGCGGGGGCGAAAGTGAAGTGGTCTATCGGTTCGTGCGTTGACGCTCCAGAGAAGCTAATTACCTACAACCATACCGACCTACTGAGTTCTTTAGGCTCTATAGCTAAGACGTTCGACATCGAATGGGAAATCGAAGGCAAGCAAATACACCTACGTAAGGTCGAGTACTACAAGGACAACCCTCTACCACTCTCATACGGGCAGGGCAATGGCCTCCGCTCTGGGGTCAAGAGAGAGAACGACAGCAAGGCTACACGACTATCTCGGCTGTACGTGCAGGGATCTGATAGAAATATAGAGCATGCCAAGTACGGGGCAAAGACCCTCCACATGCCTAAGGAGGTTACCGTAAAATTCGACGGTGAGAAATTCGAGGGTGAGGCTGGCTATATAGCGTCAAAGGCGCAAGCCTACAAGGTAAGTGCTGACGGCTTGTATGTAGAGCGCACAGATGACCCACAGGCAACGGGTAACGAGGGCAGCGTAGAGGCTACCGACATCTACCCAAGCCGAGTCGGGGTAGTGTCCGCTGTAACCGAAGATGGGAAGGAGACTAAGACAAAGCATGCCCTATATAGCGTGTACGATAGCTCTATTCCTGAAAGTATAAACTTCAGCGATGTGCTTATACCTAACCAGCCCTTACAGGTAATCTTTCAGTCTGGCATGCTCGCTGGTGTAACGTTCGAAGCGCACTATTACCACAAGGCAGGCACTGATAAGCCTGCTAGAAGACTTGCCCTACTCCCCAAGGAAGAGGATGGCGTGATAATGCCTTCCGCTACCTACTTACCCAAGGTTGGAGATAAGTATGCCGTGTTCAATGTCAATCTTCCGCAGAGCTACCTCAGAGACGATGCTACGAAGACTGGTGCAGAGTGGGAGCTACTAAGGCGCGCCTTGAAGTCTCTCTATCAGTCGAGCCTAGAGGCATACGTCTATAAGGCAGAACTTGACGGCTTGTGGACAAAGAAAGACTGGCTAAACCGAGGTGGATGCATTCGCCTCGGGGCGTATGTTCGGCTATCAGATAGGGAGCTTATCCCAGACGGCGTAGATATACGAATTATAGGCATCAAGGACTTCCTCAATGCTCCAGAGTCTCCAGAGATAGAGCTTTCAAACAACGCAGTTGGGTCGTCTATCCTCTCCACGCTGAACCAGCTTAAGGATAGCGCAGCTCAAAGCAAGGACAAGGAGAGAGAGTTGCAGAGGGAGGGTCGGAGGACGCTCCAGCAGGCCATAGAGGCCTCAGAGAAGATTGCTAAGGCCTTCGGAGACAAGTACAGCAAGGAGATAGCACCTATACTAGTTCGCACTATGCAGCTCATTGCAGGTGATCCAAGCTTGCAATTTCGTTTCATCGACCCTCAAGGGGAGACAACCTCATGGTCACCTACATTTAACAAGCAGACGAAGGTGCTGACACTTCCAGAGGGAACGATAGAACACATGACTGTAAGCCAAACTAATAGCAGAGTTCTTTCCTCTTCTGTTGGAATGAAAGACCCTTGGCGTTGTAGCGCAAAGGAGCTATCAAGCCCACCTCTCACAGATGCCACAAAGAGCTACTATATATACTTGCGAGGTGTACTTGGTGGGGTAAGAGCAAGTTGGCGTATAGAAGAGGCTTTCCTCCCTTTTGCCGATGGAGAAAGACGTAATTTGCTTGTGGGCATTGTATCCTCAGAGAGCGATAATGGCGACCGCTCGTTCACCCGCCTCTATGGCTTCACCGAAATACTTCCGGGGCAGATACGTACAGAGAAGATAGCAACGCCCGATGGTAGTGCGTACTTCGACCTCGTCAGTGGCGTAATCGCCTCAAAGATGATACGCTTCATCCACCCAGATGGAAGCGAACACCCCTACCACCACAACGACTACCTGCACAAGGCGATAGCCGACGGCTCAACGGACATCCTCGGAGGCCTCCTCCTTGCTAGCTTGATAGGCGCAAAGGATGATAAAGGCATAGTGCGCTCATTCCTCGCTGGCGACATGACAAAGCCCGCATTCGCAGCTGGTGTTACCGATTTTGGTAAGCCAGCGGAGAAGGCTATCACAGAGATAAACCACGACGGAACTGGTCATATAGGGGCGATGCACATTGAGCAAGGTGGGAGAGTGGCATCCTTCAAGCAAGATGGCAAGGAGATAGTGCGTATAGGGGGGGGGCAGACCTCGCTAGATCAACTCCTCGGAGGAGCTGGACAGAAAGAAGAAGGCGAGAGACCGTTTAACAAGTCCGAGTACTCTCAGAACTCATTAGATGTGGGTTCAAATCATGTGTCAATAGGAACGATGTCGCTCAACGTGCTACATGATGGCTCTTACCTTCGTGTTATACTCCCTTGGGATATATCAGTAAGGCACGAGAATGTAGGGCAGCAAAAGATTAGGTCAAATGTCGACACAAAGCTAACCATCACAGACAGCGAAGGAGCGGTTGTTTACGATTACAGAAATTACCTGAGAAGTTCAGATAATAATGGAGGGTGGTTAACTAGAGATGATCACCCTCAAACCGTGGAGCTTTGGGGTGTCAAAAAGGGCATCTATACGCTTTCATTGGAGGCAAGGATATATACATATGTTTATGAAGGTAGCAAAATTCAAACGCCACCATCAATAACCCATTTTGTCAGCCAGCCATTCAAGGCGAAATATCGCATTTCTGGAGTAAATAAGGGCGTAAGGGAAATGGTGTTTGGAGATTATGGCCTTAGCGTCTTCCTCGAGTTCACTAAATTCCTGTACATCAACAGCAACCCTTCAAGCTCGTATCCGTTTGTGACATTGAGGGGCAAAACGGACATGCCAGGCGTCCTCCTCGCAGGGCAGGTGAATGTGTCTGGGGGAAATGTAGAGTTTGAGCGTGTGTGGGGAGCATACGGCAAAGGTTGCACAATACAGCGAGTTACAAATGGGGTGTATCGAATCACCCACAATATAGGGCATCATGGCTATATCGTCGTTGCAAACAGCCTCGGAGCTGGAGCGCAGACGGCCTCCGCAGGAAGAATAACCGATACCACCTTTGACATAACGACCAAGCACCACGACGACAGTTGGAACATCATAAACTTTAGCTTCGTCGTCATTGGAGACAACTATAAGCAGTAATTCTATATAACCAAACCTAAACTTTTAACAATGAGTAACGTGTATTATTTGTGGAAGGTGCTATGTACGCTCTTCGGTAGTGTTATTGGCTATCTACTTGCCAAGCTAGAACCAACCTTCCCTCTAGCGAGTGTGGCCATCTTATTCATCCTGTACGATGCATACACCGCCTACAAGCTTAGCAAGCGCGTGCACAAGCAGTACCCCGAGGACTCTAAGGGGGACGGGAAGTTTACGAGCTTCGCCTTCGGCAAGACCGTCAGGGTGACTATCCCGACAAGGCTAGCTCTAATCTTCCTAGCCTATCTAGTAGAGCACTTCGTCTTCAATCATAGCTTCGTTCCTCTAGCTATGATGATTACTGGTGCTATCTGCTTTGAGCAGTTTGTCTCGATCTTGGAGAATGAGAGTTCTTGCCGATCGGGGAAGGATGGGCGGTTTTGGAAGATGCTTAGGCGTGTACTGATCGATAAGACCGAGAGACACCTAGGGATCACCCTCGACGAGCTAAAGGAAAAGGAGCGTGAAGAAGCGAACAAACTAGAAATGGGAGATAGCGATGAACACTGATCACAAGTACTTTACTATGCAAGAGTTGGTGCGTAGCCGAACGGCGGAGACGCACAAGCCAACTCCAATAGACAACACTCCACCAGCTAAGATGGTGCCTAACCTTCACCGTCTGATGGACTACCTAGACAGAGTTCGGGAGGCCTACGGCAAGCCCATACGGGTATCCTCTGGCTACCGATGTTATGACCTAAACCTTGCTGTTGGCGGTGCGGATGATAGCCAGCACAAGCTGGGGTTAGCCGCCGACCTCGTCGTGCCAGATCTTGAGCATCTAATGGCGGTCATCCGTAAGCTCGGAGGCTTCGACCAGCTCATCGATGAACGCCCCAAGGGCAGGGGAAGATGGGTACACGTATCTATTGCCCCCGAGGGAGGTAAGCCAAGAGGTAAGGTTATGCGCTACGATGGCAGGTACTACGTGACTATTGGGTGATGAGATTTGCACTAGCAGGGTGGGGTGATTTGCTATACCAATAATCTAATTAGCAGGTATACAGGTAAATACCTCCACCCGTAGCTGGTGCAAGAATTGCAAAATCGGAAATTCCGATTTTCTCAAAAGCAGATAATATGGGATGCACAAAAAACAAGAATATAGCCCGAGTGAGAAGGGGTAGTGATACCCTCTTCATGCTCGCCCTCTACCGCAATGAGGGAGGAGGCCTCCAGCTTGGAGGCAACCAACAGCCAGACGCGAAGCTATTAAAGCCAACGGAGCTGGAAAGCGTGAAGGCTAAGCTCATTCTGGACGGCGATGGCAGAGTAATTGACAATCTTCCGCTAAAGCTAACGGACAAGCATATAGCGTTCGAGCTAACCAAGGAGATGGCATCTTCTCTTGGGCTTTATCGTATCGTTCTTTCTTTCAGGGAGGCTGACGCCAATTACCACGATGGCTATCGAGATAGCACTGTTGGAGCAGATATATGCGTGGTTGTTCGAGAGGGCGAAGAGACTACCGACACAAAGCAAATAGACCTCCACCTTGCACCTCTGGCAAAGGGTGAGAAGGGAGATAAGGGTGACAGTGCCTACAAAGTCTACCTTGCCACTACCACCGACAACCCCAAGAAGACCGAGGAGGAGTGGCTTGCTAGCTTAACAGGAAATACAGGGAAGAGTGCCTACCAAAGTTACCTAGACACGACCTCCGACGAGCCTAAGATGAGCGAGGAGGAGTGGGCTACAGGAGGCTGGCTGGTATTTGCAGAGCTCCTGAAAAGAATTTAACAAATAAAAACTATGGGTGAAGTAATTCCAAAGGAGGTAGTAGACCAGTACCGACGATTAGAGCAGGCACAGCGTGACTTGAAGCAAGCGATGCGTTCACGTGGCATACAGGTGGGCGACGAAGAAACGATAGATACCTACGCAGCGAAGCTAACAGCACACGAAGTGCCAAGGATAGCCATCTTCAAAATATCGCAGTTCCAAGGCTTTCTAGATGAGAAGCTTCCAGCCATGTATGTATCTCCCTCTTATGTTCAGCCAGACCTATCCCTGCTCTTCTACCGATGCGCTCTTCTGAAAGAACTGCCTAATATAGAAGGGCTGGATAGGGCGATTGTCATGAAAAACTTCGTAAACGAGGCGGTAGCGCTGACGTCTGTAAGTCTTCCAGATCTTCCACAGGTAGACAACATGAGGGAGTTTGCAAGGGCATGCACAGCTCTAAAGACGGCTGTTATTGGTTCGCTTCCCAAGGCTCGGACACTCGATTATGCGTTCGGGCTTTGCTCGTCGTTAGAGACGGCGGAGATAGGCGCAGCACCTCTCGTTACCAACGTCTACGCACTCTTCCACTCTTGCCCGCTTCTGCGCAAGGTGAAGCTCTCCCTCGAGGGGGGGCTAATAGACAACTGCACGTGGATGTTCAATGATGATACCCTTCTTGAGGAGGTTGAGGGCGTCATTGACATAAGCAGATGTACCTCAACCGACAGGTTCGCCAACAACTGCTCTAGCTTGCGTGAGATACGCATTAAGGGGCTGGCCTCCGATATAGCGTTGCACTGGTCTAACAACCTCTCCTTGGAGAGCGTGCGCTACCTCGTAACCAACGCAAAAACGGTTTCTGGCAAGACGATATACCTATCAAACAACCTGCGTACACTCTACGGAGCAGAGATTGAGGAGGTCGGAAGGCAGGCCACCGCTAAAGGTTTCACCATTAATTTCAGATAGGAATGAGAGAGTTAGTAGCACCAGAGGGCAAGATGTACGTGTGTCGAAAGGCAAAGATAGTAGCCTATGCCTTAATGCTCCCAGATGGGGCAGACGACACCCCAGAGCTTCTCGATGAGGCGGAGGCCTTGAAGCTCGATAGGGAGTGGAATCCGAGCCTATATGCCGACTCCGTGCTGGAGATAGACCCAGAGGGCAAGGCGGGCGACCCGCCAAGCCTATCTGGGGATGGCTTTGTGGATAAAGTACGTGAGAAGCTGGGAGAGGGAGGCAGGTAATAAAAGAGGAGAAGCCCACACTTCTCCTCCCGAGATGCAAGATTAGCCCTGCTTCTTTCCATTCGCTGGGAAACGGAAGTACTTAGCTCTCTTTGGGTAAATTACTTGCCCGTTGCGAACTATGTAGGCGCAGTAAACATACTCCTGCTCTTCTCTCTGACTAGTAGATTCTTTCACTTATGATACACCTCCTTTCTTTTTTGGCTAATGGCGACATTGCCACAGCCTCTTTCCCTTGGGGGTCTAGTCCAAGGAAAACCCCCAACCTGTGGGGGCTGGGGGTATTCTATTAGAGGTGAGTGGGAGTGTAACGCCCGCTAGACCTTAAATTAGACCCGATCTGGCATGGCTTGGAGGTGTATCTCACGTGACCTCATCTACTAATCGAAGGCAAAGATATCGATAAATAATTAACAGGCAAAATAGTTATGGTAACGAACGAGGGCGAGACAAAAGCCCCGCCCTCTACTGAATTGAATGCTAATCACCAAAGGATAACCCTTCAAGTGTTGCATGTCACAAAGGTAGATAATTATTTCGAAATGACAAACCTACCAAAAACTAACACCCTCCACTATCTCGAAAGACAATGGAGGGCTAAACAACATCGGAAAATGAACAACCGACGCTTTTTGTGGGCGTTATGATAGCACGTGACAAAGTTAGTAAAAACTCTTTAATTCATCAAAACCAATGAGATTTATAGCACTTATAGCATCGTTCGTAATGGCCACGCTTGTACTCGCTGGCTGTGGCACGAAGCGAGTGGCGAGCATCGAAACGAAGGAACACGTCAGAGATAGCGTGCGTGTCGAGTACAGGGAGCATGTCGAGTGGAAGCACGACACGGTTACTATCGAGATACCTAAGCAGACCGCCGAGCGGATGGTCAAGGACACGGTAAGTATCCTAGAGAATGACTACGCCAAGAGCGTAGCCAAGCTCCTACCATCAGGCGAGCTGTACCACTGGCTTTCTACGAAGCCACAGAAGAAGCCCGTGGAGGTAGAGACCCCCATTTATCACAAGGAAAAGACCACCGATAAGGGGAGAACAGTTACGATAGAAAGGACTAAGACGATAGAAGTAAACAGGCTTACTCCTTGGCAAAAGAAGCAGATAGCGGGCTTCTGGGTGCTTTCAGTTGCGGTGCTTGGTTACGTGGGCTTCGTGACGAGGAGGCTATGGCTACCTCTGCTTCGGAAGCTCATCTAATTTGCTCACCTCAAAATAAGGCGAGCAAATGGAACATAAAAGGCACATATTTATGGCTGTTTTATGTGCCTTTGGGATGTGCCTATCGAACTCTATAATACAACAGACGCCCAAAGTTGTAAATCTTCGGGCGTCTGTCTTGTTTTGCGCTATGGCTAGTCGTTTATGGACTCGTAGTATTCAGTCTCGTTTGTCTCGATGACTGCGAGGTACTCTACGTGCTTTTCGATAGGCTCGTTATCCTTCAGCATGATAATCATAGCCTTGAGAAGCTCGCTTGGATTCATGTCGGCTGGAAGCTCATCTACTGCCAGAGTTGCTCGTGCTTGGTTGTACCCTGCTCTGCTTTCATCGTCTACGTGGATGTTGTACTCGAGGTTTACTTCGTAGATGTTGCCTGCGATTTCGATTGTCTTGTTCATTTTCGTTGTTGTTTATTAGTTAGCGTCGCCGAGGCTCATCCCCTTTAACAATACAAAGATAGGTAGAATTTTCTACCCAACCAAATTTTCTGAAAAGTTTTTCCAAGAAAATTTGTAAGTGGATGATTATCAGCGTATTCCATCGGCTTTTAATCTCTCGATTTTCTTCTTGAGCTTGGCGATTTCCTCATCTTTTGCCTCCACTATGCTCCTATGGGCGGATAGCGGTATCGTCTGCTCGTCGCTTTTGAGCATATCGCCCTCGCCTGTGGCGACCCAATCCATGTTGAGGTCGGGGAACGATTGGGCTATCTTGTTCATAGACTTTGCGCTAATTCCTTTACACTGCCAGAGTAGGAAGTTGTGGGCAAGGCCTGCCTGCTTCACGAATTGGTAAGATGAAATACCCCTGTGTCTGATATATGCCAAAATTCGCTCTCTCATATCTCGTACTGTAAGTAACCGCCCCTCCTACGGTTAGGCGGGGCGGTACGTTGATTGGATGGTTGATTAGGCTACTTTCACTCTATGCTCTGTTTCCTCTAGCATAGCGTTCCAGTCGGTGTCGTTCATTTCTCCCAGCTGTATGTCTAGATCGTTCATACGAATCTTTAGGAATCTGACGAAAATACTCGTTGAGCTGTAGGTTAGTCGCTTGACGCTCTCTCCTTCACGAAGGAAGGCTACGACTTCTACGCCGTCAGATGAGCATCTGTCCTTTCGTACACACATCTGTGCGGTTTCGACTGCGCCATAGTGCTTTAGGACTGCGCTCATAGCGAAGGCTCTTACTGTTTGACCTTTCTTGCTAACGATGTAGCTAAATACCGTGTTCTCGAGCTGTTGAATGTCAGAAAAAATTGTCTGGTTCATAACTGTTGTTGTTTAGAGTTAGTGTCGCTGGATGTCTCTCACCCTTTGACACTACAAAGGTAGGTAGAATTTTCTACCTAGCCAAATTTTCAGCAAACTTTTTTCGGAAAAATTTGTAAGTAGCTAATTTCCAGAGATAAAAATTTTATACTTTGACCTACGTTTGGAACAGAATTCCGTTTGGGTGGATAGTTTTCGCTATATATGAGTATCAAAACTTGAATGATATGACACTCAGCGAACAGATATACAAGGAGGTATCCAAGGAAGCTCCATCTTGCTTGATGAAAGAAGGTAAGGAGTACACCATACACGAGCTGATACGGTTACTATTTCACCCTAGGGGGATAGAGCATGCTATCGCTTCTGGCTTTCCGACATTTCAGCTATTAAAAGCTCATGCCGATGAGCTACACGATGAGAATGTTCTACTGTTTAGTGGGGGGCAAGACAGCCTGCGCCTATCAGGGGATACCCATCTGATAGCTGGAGATTGCCTGCTATCAATAGATGTAGAGCGTTCAGATGCTGGTGTTACAACTCTCGTGTTTATGCACGGAGTGAAGGCTACAGTGTGGGCGGGGAAGTATGCAACGGTGAAGGTGTACGCCGACACTACCTGCTCGGTCGATGTTATAAACGAAGACAACACTGCTCTAATTCTATGACACAACTACAACTATCAGATAGAACGCTCTCGGTAGAGCTTCTCAATGTCACCGACCTCTTGTGTCTTCCAAAGGCAAAAGAGCCTAGGCTTGTTGGTGAATGGGCAGAGGTGGATGGCAAAGAGTATGACCTCACAGAGCCTCTCTATCTAGACGCAAAGGAGACGAGCCTTCGTTTTATCTTGTTGTCCGCAACTGAGGGGGACCTTAAAGCCTTGGCGTCCTCTGAGTTTATAAAACTGGAGGTTGTAAGCGGTCGCACGGTGTCGCTTCGGCCAATTAGTGTAGGTAGAGCTGATAGGTGGCTAACCAAAGTCAGATGGGCTGGCACTGCCGTTTTTGTGGAGCTATCAATCTCCAGTGATACCTTGCTAGATCTATTTGGTGATGGCATGCCGAAGGATATTGCCTTCTCTGACGCAGAACTTGCTGGCAGAGGAATTAGAGTTGCCCCTGATTGGAGCGTGCTACGCCTTCCGCCATCGCCTAAGGTCGCCCTAGATCGAAGTAGTAAAACATCCTTCGGAAAAGAGGTCTATAACGCTGTGGGGCGCAAGGAGCGAGCGGTACAGATGACAGTATGGATAGACGCGCAAAATGCCATCCAAAGCTATCTGCAATTTGCGTCACAGCTTAGGAGCAATGTCGCAGGCCATTGGGTGATTTCTGGAAGTGACTACTACCTACGCTATCAGTCAATGAGCATTATAGACTACCTACCCAGCACAACGAGACCACTCCTATCTCTTAGGTTAGAGTTGCAACAATATAGATATGAGTAGGAAGCAATCTCCAGAGGAGAAGTACGCCGATGCGGTAGCAAAGAAGATAGGCACAACGCAACGTCGTGTGCTTAATCTTTTCCGCTCTGCTCTCAGCGAGGCTTCCCTCTTGGCTCAGCAGGTAGATTTTAAGCCAGATAAGCCTTTTACCTTCGATGACTACCCGCTGACAAAGAAGCGTAGTGACAAGCTCATTAACGATCTCCAGAAGCAGATACTTAGCACCGTGTCTGCTTCTGTCGCTTATGCTTGGAATCTTGCGGAAGAGAAGAATGACGAACTGGTAAAGCGTGTTCTTGGGGTGCAGGCGGTACAGCGCCGACGTACTCATGGTGTCGAGGCGTTTACAGCTCGCAGAGAGCAAGGCTTGAGCCTCAGCGATAGAGTGTGGAAGTACACGGATCAGTTCAAGGAGGAGCTAGAGATGAGTCTCGACCTAGGGCTACGTGATGGGCTAGACGCCCCTGCGATGAGTCGAGCGGTACGAGAGTACCTCGCAGAGCCAAACAAGCTCTTCCGACGAGTTCGAGATGAGCATGGCCAGCTACACCTATCAAGCATGGCTAAAGCCTACCACCCGGGGCAAGGTGTCTACCGCTCAAGCTATAAGAATGCTCTGCGCCTTACAGCTACGGAGACGAATATGGCCTACCGCACAGCAGACTACGAACGAATACAAGAGCTGGACTTTGTGAGGGGAATAGAGGTGTGCCTATCAAACAACCATACGCTCAATGGCAAGCCCTTCCACTGTATCTGCGATGAGTTTGCTGGCAAATATCCAAAGGACTTCAAATTTGTAGGGTGGCATCCTCTCTGCCGTTGCTACGTCAAGATGATACTCTCCGATGACCCTTTTACTCCTGAGGATACTCCAGAGGTTAAGGATATACCACAAGGCCTAAAAGACTGGGTAGCAAACAACGGAGACCGCATAGATAGGGCATTCGACAAAGGCAGGCCTGCGTACTGGCTACGTGATAATGCCAGCACACTTAGGTTGAAGCACAATGTGTCTAAGTCATCTAAACCCACCTTGGCAGAACGCTCGAAGGCTCGCCATGAAGCTCGTACACCAGCTCAGGTAGAAGATATAAGGAAACGTTGGGAGGTTCGAGGTAATATACACCAGCATGCACCAGCGCTGGAACGAATTATCAAGGTCTACAAGAGCGAAGCCCCAAGCCTATCCACTTTATCGCAAAAGACGCTCGATGGCATTCGCTCTGGAGAGTTGCGAGGCGATGCTCTTAAGCGTCGCCTAGATCAGATTACCCACAAGGAGGAGATCAAGAAGCAGTGGGATGCGTACAAACCTATCCACAAGCTTGCTGACATCATACATAATCCAAAGATGGCTGTAGCCAACCATGGACTAGAAGCTGTTGATGCCGTACACAGCTCTGTAAGCAAGAAGCTGACGAGCTGGGAAAGCTTACACTTAGATGAGCTGAAGAAAAAGCTGGAGTTTGAGATCGACTGGGTAACGAAGCAGAAAAAGTATAGCACATGGGAGGTTGCACGTGATGCTTATACTATGAAGCTGCGAGAGGTGGACAAGGCTATCAAGATTGAGGAGGCAAAGGCTCAAGCCGCCTATGCGCTAGCCTTTGCCAAAACGACAAAAAGCAAAGCGGTAAAGGCTCTTGCCTATGAGTTAGACTTGCTCCTATCCAAGCCGTGGAAAAGCACCTTGGATGTTGCGCAAAAGGTGCAAGAGCTACGAGCAAAGGTGGACAAGCTGATTGCTAAAAAGACGCCAAAAGCTAAGCTTGGAGCACCTTTTAAGCCTGAAGACTACACACAGGCAAGAAAGGACAGAGCCGTGTGGGCGAAAAACAGGACGGAGTCAATGTCTCTGTTAAAAGGTAGAGCTGATGCTATCTATAAAGAGGCAACCGAAGAAGAGCGCCTTGCTGTTTATGAATATACACGAGGTAGTGGACACATCAATCGCCCGCTTCGCGGATACGACAAGTCGTGGTCTAGGTTTAAGGGGATAGGTAATGTTGCCCTTGATAATGAGTCACGCTATGCTCCAGCCCGAATAAAAGCAATTGACAGTATGCTTTCTAGGGCTACTTACGAAGAGGATGTATGGTTGCAGCGTGGCGTGGATGCCGATGGGCTAAAAGCCTTCCTTGGTATTCAATCTGTATCTGATCTCCCTAGTGCTTTGGGAAAGACTGTCACGGATACAGCATATACTAGCTGTGGTGCGGCAAAGGGTACAGGCTTCAGCGGCTATATATTCAATATCTATTGCCCTAGAGGGACAAAAATGCTGTATATAGATGGTCGCTCGGCTTACACATGTGAGAATGAGATGCTGATCATGCGTAATACAACCTTTCGGGTAGTTAAGGTGGAAGGCAAGTTCATAGACCTTGAGGTCATCGCTCAGTAGCTATTGTATAAAGCTCTAAACCCCTCAGGGCTTCCCCCGCTTTGAGAATAGCGGTTAAAGAACATTGCCTTTAGAGATAGAGGTGTATTGTCCTTGGCTATTAGCCCCTCTTGTAGTAGGGCTATACCTTCTTCTTCTAGTTCCTTAATGGTGTCTTCTTGGTCATGGTGTAGCTTCACCCAATATTCTTCGTACATCCAGAACCAGTGAGAGTCTCGAAGCTTACCCTCCTCTTCTGGGGGTAAGCCCTCGTACTCCGTGTGCATACACTCTGGTGGTGGTAGGTGGTCTTTGTTGATCTCGTGTTTGAGAAGCTCCTTCTCAAAAGGACTCTCACTCTCCCCATTGTAGTATCTGCACTGCTTGATTAGCTCTTCTCTTGTAGCCATAGTTCAAATTGCTTTATTGTCGTTTTCATTTCTTTGGGTAGGTAGGTGAGTGCCTCCTGTTGGAGAGCTTCTGGGACGCCATAGTGAGCCTCGGCAAGTCCACCTACAATAGCACCAATAGTGTCGCTATCTCCTCCTATGGATACGGCTTTTCGGATGGCGTCCTCAAAGCTTGAACTTTCGAGAAAACAACAGAACACTGGAGGTATTGTGCCTTGGCATGTCTCGTCAAACCTGTTAGTTTTTCGAAGCTTAGAGACACTGATCTCGCTTATTTTGTACCCATAGTCCTCTTCGGCGAGCTTCTGTATATCTGCCTTGCTAGCTCCATGGCGCAGTAGCCAAATAGCATAAGCTACAACCACAGCTCCACGTACCCCCTCGGGATGATTGTGGCTACAGTTTGCGCTGGCCTCGGCAAGCTTCAGAGCGTCATCTAGGTTGCTAATGTACCCACACGGAGATACTCGCATTGCTGATCCATTGCCGAAGCTGTCGTAAGGTTGAGGTCTATCTGATCGTACCCACTGTGCAAATCTGCCTCCATAGCCACCCATAGGGCTTGGATAACGCCTGCACCATTCGTGTATGACCTTTCCAAAATCTTCACCACGAAGCAGAGCATCAGCTACTGCTACCGTACATATAGTGTCATCGGTAAAAGAGCATTCAGGTGTGAATAACTCAAAATCTACTCTGTTGGTGTTGTGGAACTCAAATCTAGAGCCTACAATGTCACCGATTATTGTACCTATCATTTTGCTTGATTCTTCTTTCGTTTTATCTCTCCCCTCCGCACTTCACACTTCTTTCCTATGTACGGGTGTTCCTCTGTGATTTTGTATGCCCAGAGGGTGTGGATAGACACCCCAAGCTCGTCAGAGGTAAAAGCCTCGTAGATAGAGGCTATTGAGCCAAAGTAGTAATGCCTTCCACCATACACAAGGTGGTATATCGTGTTGCTATGTGCCATATTCGCAATGCAAATATACGAATATTTTTATAATAATAGCAAAATAAGGGTGCTTCTCTTTTTTTCGTTTTGCCACTATGAAATAATGCATTATATATGAGTACCAACCTAATTAGCAAATAGATATGGACTTACAGAAGATTATAGAGTTGCTTAAGGCGCAGATGCCAAATGCTACTGATGATGAGGTTAAAGCTGCCGCAGAGAAGATGCTCGATGAGGCCAAGCGTGAAGCTGACCGACGAGCCACCGAGGCAACCAAGACCGCCGTAGAGAACTACGAGAAGAAGCACAACCTAAAGGATGGCAAACCCTCTAGTCCAGAGACTCCCAGCTCTCCAGCTGTTGAGCCTTCAAAGGCGGAGGAAGCTCCCGCTTGGGCAAAAGCCCTCATTGAAAGCAATCAAGCCCTACAGGCAAAGGTAGACGCATTGGAGAAGGGCAAGGTAACAGATGGCAGAAAGGCTGTCTTTGATCAGATGGTAGCCAAACTCCCAGATAGTCTACGTGCCGCATACTCTCGAACCTCATACCAAGATCTATCTGACGATGCCTTTGACAAACTCAGAGGTGAGATCGAGAAGGAGATAGACGACATCGTAAAAGATCAAAAGACAAAGGGGGCAACCTTTAGTCCACGAGCCAGTGACAGCGGCAAGACTTCAGACTCCGATGAAGCCAGCAAGGAGGATGTGGAGGCCGTCATAAAGGCATCGCCCAGCTTTGGTAAGTTATAACCAACCTACTAACCAAACCAACGATGATTGATTTTAAGACAAATCAGGTGAAGACAAGCGATGGCAAGAGTTCTATCGTTATTGTCAAGCATCTAGGTGACATCCCAGGAGGTGTTGCCTTAGATCTATCTCTGCTAGCAGCAGAGACGAAGACGGTGCTGGCAGGTCATGTCATCCTAAAAAAGGATAACAAGTACTACGCCGCACCTGTAACGGGCAACGCTTATGCATCGTTCGGTGACAAGACGCCAGCAGGCATTCTTGTTGCTGATATTCTCGCAGAAGCACCCATGGCAGGCTGCCTAACTATTGGTCAGGTGAGAGCGTCAGCCGCTCCTTACCCATACACCGACGAGGTGAAGAAGGCTCTGCCCAATATTCAGTTCCTCTAACCATAAAAAACAGAGATAGATATGACAGCTTCTATTTTTAGAGAGTACATAGCTAAGTATCTGCGCCCTACCGTGGCGAAGATCTACGCACTTATTAACGGGAAGCCCGAAGGCTCGCAGCCGAAGCTTCTGCACAAGGAGATGCTCACGGAAGAGCATACCACCAAAGATACGTGGGATGGGCTTTCAATCTCTCGCAGTGTTGTTGCTGCGGACATTGTTGCCATGGACTCGTCCGTACCGCTTAAGAGCAGAGGCTCTTTCGAGAAGGCAACAGGAAAGATCCCTAAGATCGCCATGGCCTACAGAAAGAAGGAGAGCGACATCAAAGATCTGCAAGTGGCAATCGCCACAGGTGGTAGCGAGGCTCAGATAGCCGCAAAGCTAATGGGAGACTCCGACCTCTGTATTAAGGGTGTAGAGGTAGCCAAGGAGATAATGTTCCTTCAGGGTCTCTCAACGGGTCTTACACTCATGCGTGACGAGGATAGTAACGGGAAGGGCGTCCGTGTAAACTTCGGGTACAAGGAGGAGAACACCTTTACCGTGGGCAAAAAGTGGTCGGAAGACGGAGCAAAGCCTCTATCTGACCTGCAGATCATCCTTGAGGACGCAGAAAGCGTAGGCCTACGCCCTGCAGTGATGATGATTTCCCGCAAGGCGTTCAACCTGCTGCGTTCTTCTGCGGAGGGTAAGCAGCTTGGTGCAAGGCACATTGGGGCAATCATCACTGATCCAGCCAATCTCCCAGTTCCAGCTCGCGCAACGCTCCTTGACGCTTTGAAGGATGAGCTTTCTATCGATGTTGTAATCGTAGACTCAACCTTCCGTGTTCAGGCAGAAGATGGTTCTATCCGAACCGTTCGCCCATGGGAGGAGGCAAACGTAGTGTTCGTTCAGTCGAACATTGTTGGCCGCCTCGTGTGGAGCGACTGTGTCGAGAAGAGCAATCCAGTAGAGGGTGTTGAGTACACCACAGGGGATCAAGGTACGCTCATCAGCGTGTATCACGAAGTGAACCCCTTCTCTGAGGTTACAATGGCTCAGGCGCACGCCATCCCTGTAATCGACGGAGGCTCTCAGATCTTCCTTCTCGAAACGGAGACTGTCACCTCTGGTACTAAGAAGGAGACGAAGGCGAAGAAGGAGCGCGTGTAAACATTGTAGGCCATGACTATCCAAGAGGCACTGCTATCTATTAGCTCTTACCCCATGTCACCTGAGGCAATACGTCTTAGGTGCATGGAGCGAGGGATTCACCCCGACGAAGACCTTCGTAGCGATCTGACGAAGAGTAAGGAGTATCAGCTTTTGAAGGCAGATGTGTTGGTTTACCTCTCTGAAGTGCCAAATGTCACTCAGGAGGGGGTCAGCTATAGCATCCTAGACGCTACTCGTCAGCAGATGGCAAAAGAGGCGGAGCGGATCTACCGAAAATACGGTGACCCCAATGCCACAAAGAGGCCTCGCTATGGGTATAAAGGTTCACTCCTTCGTAAGTAACTACTGACATGCTCTGCGACAAAAACGGTTATATCCAACTACCAGAGGCTACGGCTAAGGGTGCAGACAAAACACTCGATAGTGAAGGCTTCCCAGTGAGGCCTCAGCTCACATGGTCTACTCCTATCCCCTGCCAGTGGCGCACGAAGCTGTGGGACAATACCAGCAGGTCGCAGGGTGAGTCAGTGGTATCTTCCGTGTATTCCATTCTGATAGAATGGCTGCCAAGCCTCCCTATACCAGAGCGTGTGCGGTTACTTCCTAACTACTATGAGGGGCAAGCTGATTGCTCAGAGGGGATAGAGCTTCAAGTGATTGAGGCTAGACCACTCAGAGCTGTACGCAAGTACCTCATACAAGCAAAGTAGCTATGCCTATTAAGATGACTACCACCAACGCCGAGATAGAGAAGTACCTGCAGGGTGAATTGGCGAAACGACGCCAAGCCATCATTCGCAATCTGCGCCATCTTGGTGAAAGGTGCATCAATGAGGCTAGGGATAGTGGTAGCTATTCAGATAGAACTGGTAATCTACGTGCCTCTATTGGCTATGTCGTTGTGAGCGATGGCAAGCCCATCGGAGCACCAGTGCTTGCTGGAGGCTCTCCTGAGGGGGAAGCTCAAAGCAGGAAGACGATAGAGCAGGTGGTTAGCGAAACAACAGGGCAGGGGCTTGTGCTTATCGTTGTGGCTGGAATGCATTACGCTAAGTACGTTGAGTCAAGAGGTTATAATGTGCTGACTTCTGCCCAGCTACTAGCCGAGGAGCAAGTGCCTGTCATCTTAAACAAGCTTCGCCTTAAGTGGCGAAAAGGATAAACCATGCGAACCTCCAAGGAGATTCAAACAGACCTGTTAGCACTTCTCGTTGATAGCCCTCTGGCTCAGGCTATCTCTGGGAAGGTCTATCGAGGGGGGCAACGCCCACGAGATAGCAAGAATGAGGATATTACACTACACATCACCTCTGTTACCGCTTCACAGCGTCAAGAGGGGGTAGCTGTGGTTAATGTCTTTGTCCCTGATATACACGTTGGTATGACAGCCACCCTGACGGAGGACGCAAGGCGCACCGCTGAGCTAGAGCGTATAGCTACAAACTGGGCAGAAGGTCTTACTACCAATCTAACGGGTGAGTACCTTATACGCCTAGCCTCTGCGGTGTACACTATGCGAGAGGAGGACACTAAAGAACACTTTGTTGTTGTTAGGCTTCGCTTCTCAATAATCAATCCAGATAATCAACTCTAACTAACAAATACGAATATGGCAAAAGCAGCGTGGGGTAAGCCTACTATCAAGATTGGCGACCCCGATACTACGGGTAAGACAATCCCCACTACGGGCTTGCAGACTATCCCAAACATCAAGGAGAACTCTACGAAGTTTGAGGGGCAAGAAGGAGAGAAGAAGGAGCTTAAGGGTGAAGGCGGGGAGACGCTGGACGTTCGGCGTTCGGCTGGCTCTCAGACGCTTGAGCTTGAAATGTTCATTTTGAAGGATGAGCCACTTCCAGCTAAGCTGAAGAGTACGTCTGTATCCATCGTGGTCATACCAGAAGACTCAACAACTGTTGGTCTATTCATCCCGATGGCCACAATCTCCCTAACTCCAATGTGGGAAACAGAGGAGGGTGCAGCATATAAGCTTAAGGCTGATGCTGTGCTGGCCAAGCAGGCAGATGATGTGAAGACCTTCTACTTCACCAAGGGTGGGGCGGTCTTCGATCCATTCACGGGGACAAAGTAGCACTACCCGCAAAAAATCGACT